CTGGAAATTTATTTTTAATAATTTCAAGACGGCAGGGACGTATAAAAGCCAAGTTCAACCTGTAAACGATGCTCTTAAAGATGTATTGCAGCCTTATCTTACAAAGGTGACCCCACTGCGGTCCGAATTCAAAAAAAAGAATGCATCTATTCCGTTACTGGTTGATTATGAAGGTAAACCATTCGAAGCAAATAACTCGATCACTCGCATCTTAAATAAAATTTTCGGTAAGAGGATCGGCGTCAGCATGTTAAGGAACATTTACCTAACAAATAAATACGGGGCTAAGGTCGAGCAGTTAAATGAAGACGCCACGGCAATGGGAACATCTAGCAACGTAATAAAAGACCAATACGTAAAATTAGACACTAAATAATTAATGGATCCAGTCGCATACAATTATATCGTAAGGTTTACCAGTCTCGTCCTCAATCTGTTCCAATTTATTGATGAAGTCTTCGAGAGTATAGCCGAACTGGTTCATTAGAATCCTAGCCACAACCCAGCGCCCACAGGTGTCGACATTATCAGCCAATGATTGAAATTTCTTTTTATTATAAATAACGCTCTGTTTATCGTCTGCTGTTTTTAAAAGCCTAGTTAAATGGTGTTCGGTTTCCCCTAACATTTTCCTAATTCGGTCAGGTATGAATTTCAGCTCAGAGTCGGGTTTTCCTGAATACGAGTCAAACCATTCGATGACGTCGCCGTTTTTTGTAGGATATTTCAGTAAACAACACCAGTGACCTTGGTTTCGCTTTGATTCTGTTAAAATAATTCTAAAATCCTTATCATCAGGCATAAGTTGATTTATGTTATCATAGTCGGCTAATTCTGAGTATTTTAGAATTTTGTCTTGAGTAGATCCGCCAATAAAATGCTGTATGTCTGCATCGCTGAGCATGGTTGACAATAATTTTTCATAGTGTTGCATAGCTCTACGTTTTTCGGCAGGTGAGATCATCGTTAATTTATTTAATGGCAACAAAAAAATATTTAGATTTTTAGTTTAAATTCTGATTTTTTTTCTCCGTCTATACTAAAACCTTTAGGAAAATGATTTTTAACGCAAAACAGCATAAATTTGGAGTTGGTCAAGAAAAGAAAGTTTTACCGATTTTGAAAGAGCATTTTAGCAGTGATATAAAACCTCACGAAAGTTGGAACTCAAAGCATGACTTTTTTGACGATAATTTCAATTATGAACTGAAGTCGAGGACGGTTAAAAGTACTAGTTTTAGAGATACATTGTTACCAATCGATAAAGTTGCAGGAGACAAGAAACTAATGTTTATTTTCAATTACACGGATTGTTTAGGGTTTATAGTGTACGACAAGGAGAAGTTCGACGGTTATGAAAAGAAGTATGTCAGGGGTGAAACCAAACTACATTATTTAATTCCTGTATGCGATCTAGAATTAATAAAAACTTGGTGAAAAAAAAATAATATTATAATAAATAAAAAAATGTCATACGCTTCATCTACCGTTAATACTCCAAACCCTTCAGTCAGTTGGTCTCAGGGGTTACCTGCAGATGGAATTTATACGCCCATTGTTGGCACAACTGTAAATCTTGTATCTGCTACCCAAGTCCAAAGTCCTATTAATCTTTCAAAGGGTGTGTGGCTTGTATTGGCTAATGTTGCAGTTGAGGTTAAAGACGCAACTACGGCATGGCAGCCATCGGTTGTGGGTCTTTATGATGACAATGGTGTTATTATTTCCGCAACCTCTATTTGCGGTGAAGCAACGTACAACGACGGAGAGACAATTTATCAAGCATTTTCGGTTTGGGTCAACAATAGCCCTTCTATCTATCCTCAACCTTTATATATTGGTTTCACCCCAGTATTTGGAGGCTCAACCGTAGCCCCAACGGTAACCATTGATGTTGATTTAGTTAAAATTCGTTAACAATTGAATCGCATGAAAATAAAAAAATATTTTCCTTTAGTATAAATAAAAATGTCCTACGCAAATTCCACGATCAATTCATATAACCAATCAGTTAACTGGATTCAAGGCGAACCTCCTGACGGTTCTGCGGGTTATAATTTTGGAACCCAAACAACGTTAACTTCTGGAACACAATATAAACTAAATTTTAATATTGGCACAGGGAGTTGGTTGATCATCGCCACGGGAGTGATCAAAATTAATGACGCCACGACTGCATGGGAACCATCAACCTTTGGAGTTTACGACAGTGACGGGGCAACGATTGCAGCCGATTCATTATGCGGCACAGCTGCAACGTATAACAACGGCACGAATTTAAGTAACACTCTAACTCTTTGGACGAACAGTAGCCCAGTGCAAACAAATCCCTTTTACGTTGGGTTTACGCCTAATTTTGGGGGTTCTACCGTAGCCCCTCAAATAACTGTAAACGTCGAGTATGTAAAGATCAGATAAAATAATAATATAATATAATAAATGTCTTATTCTGCCGCTTATTCATTAGATTATGCAACTAATAACATAGTGATACCAATTCTTAATCCATCTAACACTGCAAACGGTGTCACTCTAACAACAGGCGTTACTCTTGTTTCCTATTTTAGTCCTAACAAAAGGAAGAATTGCCATTTTAATATGGAAAAAAACAGAAATCTAACGATAAAAAGACGCCGAGGACCACCATAGTAAATTATTGTTAGGCTTATATATAGAAATCTAGCCATTTTTCTCCATACTTATGGGTAAAAATTTGCAAATTTCTACAGGATTTCTTTAGTAAGTACGGAGAACACAATCAGATTTCTCGAAATAATACATTATAAGCATGGAAATGATCGCAATATAAAAATAATTTAGTCGTAAAAAAATCTAATGGTATATAAACAAAATATGTCTTTAACGCTACACGCACAACCAGACAAGATTTATTTCGATGTAGTGATAACTAACCTTCAGACAATAGACACGCCACCGCCAACCTTGTATTTTAATGAGACTAGAAGCGTCCCATTTCTACAAAATCCACAAGATTATTATCTTAGCATAATCAGGTTTACTTTAGACACTCCGACACTGCCGATATTTATCCCCGAAATTCAGCCCAATCAAGGAAACCTTAACCTAACCATTTACAGCGTTACATTGTCGTGGACAGATCCCGTCAGTGGTACAAAATACAGCCAACTGACTTTTATTACCTATCAGACTCAAGACAATTCGGCCCCTGTGCCTTTACCGCCAAACCAGAACCCTAACGGACTTCAGAACAATACAACGGGGTACTATAGCATTTATAATTTTCAATATTGGATATATTTAATAAATAATGCTTTCACTGCTTGTTTTAATGATCTAAATACGCAAGTTGTTGCGGCTGGTCTGGTGCTTCCGACAACAAATGCCCCCGTCATGACCTTTGACACTAATAACCAAGTAGCAATTATAAACTGCGACGTTTTAGGTTATAATTATACGTCTTCGAATTACATCCAAATTTTCATGAATCCCGCTCTGTATCAATTATTTTCAAGTTTCCCGTTCACCATTAATGGTTTAGGAAGTTCAGTAACAAATAATGAGAATGTTCTCATTCAAACGAATACTTTCGGCGGTGCCAATGTCATACCGTTCCCACCGATTAACCCAACTTATGACGCAATTCAAGTCATTCAGGAATATTCAACAATTGCTTTATGGTCTCCGATTACATCGGTCGTTTTCTGCTCGAATACCTTGCCGATCGTCCCGACTAACATCAGCGCACCTAGTGTTTATTATAATGGTCTCTCAATAAACAATAACGGGAACAATTCCAACGTCTCGCAAATCATAACCGATTTTGTTAGCGACACTGGCTTTTATAAGCCTAATATCGTGTATAATCCTTCAGCCCAATATCGTCTCGTCGACATGACTGGAAACAGGCCCGTGAGTAATTTAGACATATCCGTTTACTGGAAGGACAGAATTGGAGCACTTCAGCCGTTTTTGATCGGGACGGGGACGACCGCCACCCTGAAGATTTTATTCACTAGAAAGGGAAGTATAGGCACAACTAAGCCTTAATTTATTAAGGTTATTTTAGAAATAATTCAAAATAATTTTATCTCAGACTATAATAAAAATGTCCGATTTTAGAACTGTCCTCATCGAAGATTCACGCATTGCAGACATTACCGATAAAGAAGTTTTTGGCGTCCAGAGTGGAGCGTCTCAAAATACTTTTCAGCAATTCCAAGCCGTCAGCGCATCAAATAGCTCAATTGTGTTCAATGTCCAAATTCCCAGTCAAAACATCGTTATCGATCGTCATCTTTTGATTCAATCAACCCTCACCTTTACAGTAAATATTGCCAATGTTCCCGCTGGTAGTCAGGCCTTTAATTATGGTCTTACCGATTGCCTTCAAGCCTTTCCTCTGCAGTCTCTGTTTACTACAGTTCAGGCTACTATTAACAACGTCAGCGTAAGCACTAATTTGCAGGATGTTCTTCCGATGTTGTCTCGCATGAATGACAACCGAATGCTATGCCGCTACAACAGTTTGACCCCGTCATATGTCGACAACCAGTGGGGACTTTATTCCAGCGCTGTTTTGACTAACTCGAATCCTTTAGCATCTTATAACAATACTAGTTACGATGAGGATTTTGAACCCCGTGGAGCTTATCCTTTAGAGTCAATTGTTGTTACGCATACCATCGCAGCGGGTGGAACTGATACGAGTGTAATCTCGACCAGTACGGCTGATACTTGGGCGATTAATATCACCGTTCAGGTGACTGAGCCATTTTTGGCTTTGAGTCCATTCATCAACTGCAAACCCAACGAAGAAGCGGGACTTGTAGGAATAAATAATATGTCAATGGTTTTGAACGTTGATTCTTCCTGCAAGAGACTGTTTTCAACAGCGAATTCAGTAGTCAACACAGATGGAGACGGGTTAACGCCTTACATAACCTCGATTACTTTAGGAACACCTACCTCACCCGCTGCTTTCGCTAATACCAGACTCCTGTTTAATTTCTTGAGTCTGCAGCCTGAGCAATACGCTAAGATCTCAACTAAGAACGTCGTGCCTTTCCTTGATTACCCTCGTTATCTGTCGATTTCCAACAATAACACCGCTATAGCTGTAGGCGCTACTGTTACGCTAACATCTCAGAGCATTCAATTGAATCAGATTTCTGACCTCATCCTGATCTCGGTGAGGGTTCCGATGGCTTCGCAGAATTGGGCTTATACTTCGTCTTTTTTGACCATCAATAGCATCTCGATCAATTTTAACAACGCTTCGGGTTTGTTGTCTACTGCGACTCCACAAGATCTTTATAACTTGAGTTTCCGCAATGGATCTCAACAGTCATTTTATGAATTCAGTGGATCAGCTGGAATTAACAACAACGCAGCAGGTACTCAAACCATTGTTCCGACAACTGGCAGTTTACTCGTGTTGAACCCCGCTCTTGATTTCTCTCTACCTTCATACCTCTCAGCGTCTTCGCTTGGACAATACCAATTTCAGTTTAATATCAGCGTGACGAATCAGTTCCCCTTTGCGATTACTCCCGAAATTTGCACTGTCACCATGAATAGCGGTTTGTTTGCAACTACTCAAGGAACAAGTCAAATTTTTACTGGTATCCTAACAAAGGATCAAGTATTAAGAACCAAGGAACAGAATCCAGTTTCTCATTTGACTTCGTCTGAATACAGTCGGCTAGTTGGCGGAAAGCATCAAAATATGGGAATGGCCAACGTTCTCTCAATGATCCGCCAACATCCTCGGCTTCACCATCTTAAGCATGGAGGAGCTACAAGCGGCGGCGTGATGTCTGCGGGTGTTATGTCGGGCGGAAGTCGTGGAAAAACATCATCTAAGCTTGATAAATATCTCTCTTAAGAAATGTTTAGACAAATAAAAAAAATAATATTTGCGTAATGTAAAAAATGCAAGAATACAATAACGGAATCGCTCACACTGTTCTGGCAAATATTCATAAATCAATCGAACGAACTGCGCAACCTACTATGTTTGGAGGCGATAGACCACGAAAACACCCTAAGGCTGGACTCGTATCCTACGATTATCCTGCGACTTTGGCGGTCGGTAGTGCAACCCGTCAGCCCGATCTTTTAGGTGCAGGTTTCTGGAAAGATTTCGGGCATGGATTTAAACAGGGCCTAGTTGGGTCCGCAACTGTTGCGGCGCCAATTGTAGGAGAATTGGCCAAAGATGCAGCTGCGTCTTATCTTCGTGGTGGCGTCGCTCGTAAACGAGGCGGTAAATATTCAGTTGGTAAATTTTTCAAAGATGCTGGTGACGTACTACACCCAATTTATAAAGAGGTGGCGCCCGTGGCCAAAGATGTAGCCGTTTCTGTCGCAAAGGACGCAATTAAATCTTATTTACAATCTGGCGGCGCTATGGTTAGAAATCGCCCCGATCAGTATACAACTGGATCTTATCCAAAAGCATTAATGTCGTACCAACCTGAGAGCCATATGTATGGCGGTTATGAGTCCGAATCCGATGACGAGGACATGATGGGAGGCGATCTGAAACATTATTGGGCAACTGTAAAAGGAATTGCGGCTCAAGAGGGAATCAGTATTAAAGCGGCGAGACAAAAAATCAAAAGCAAAACTGCGACATATGTACCATCTGCACCAAAGAAAAGAGGAATAAATAAAAAATCAAAAATTAATATTTTAAAACAAGCCGCAGCAGCAGCTGCAAAAAAATACGGTCATTCATTGGTCGCATCAGGACGTCATAATTACCTCGACGATGCTGTAAAGGTTAGCAAAGCAGTGGCTCCTTTTGTGCCTTTGCTTCTGGCTGCTGGTCGCAAAAATAAAGAAATGACGTTACCAAAATCGGCCCATAAGCGTTATACGGCTAGGGGGGAAATGGTTTCAGGGATCATGAGAGACAAAGGTCTTTCTCTACCTGCGGCAAGTAAGTACATTAAAGACCATGGATTATATTAAATTTTTAAAAAATAAATCTTGGTGATATATAAATAGCAATGATACCCGCTTATGGAAATCTCGGAAACTTTCCCGACAGCATTTTTTCAGCATCAAAACGAGTCGCCCAAACATCTTTAGACAATATTCGGCCACCCGATGGCGTTGATGAGACCTATCTGAGAACTGTAAAAACGTCAAGAACCTTAAAAAGGAATTTTTTACATTTCACGACCCTAATGGCGGATTTATTTAGCCAATATGAGACTCTTTTATTCTATCCGCCACCAAACACACCTGCGAAAGCTTACGATGCTTTGACTGTGTTGAAGTTTTTAAATAACGCTATACGTAAGGCGACCGTATTTTTGAAATTAAATATAAAACCATTTGTCAGTGGGCTCGATGGGAAGGAAATTCATCAATTTGATGAGTTACATGATGATCTTGAAGAGTATAAAACAGCAACTGGGGCAATTATTGCTCATTTTGCTGGTTTAAATGCTGCTGACAATTCATTTCAATTTTTAGAAAAAAACGTTGAGGAACTTCTGGAGCAAATGGCGATTTCCATAAATATGTATAATCAAAACGAGGCAGGTTTTAACACTCCTACGACACTACCACAAACTATAACTATGAACGGAGGCAGTCGAAACTTTTACGGTAAAAAAATAAACAACAGCCCCGACGTTCCAACTATTTATAGCGACTTTGTTAAAAATTGCCCGACTAAATTCTTACTATGAATAAAAAAATATCTTAAATAAATAAATGGATGATTTGTTTGAGAAGAGGTCAATTAATGATTACAGTAAAGCAATAAAAAGCATTTTCAACCTGATGACGATAAGCCGTAAATACACCGTTATAGGTTCCGCAGCCTATAAACATGCTAAATATGTAGCCGACTACGATCTCAACGAATTTTTCGATTCTAGCGACAAGTTGAGCATCTTACATAAAATATATTTATTCTTCAAGCAGAAATTTACCGAGGCTGAAAAAGACAAGTCTATTTTTATCACTGATTTCAAATGCGGGATGGATAGCGATGGCGATCCGCTGCGTTGGGATAAAAATGACATGAAGAAAGGGTTCAAGATTTTGAAGGATAAACGTAAAATTGCGTTTCAGGATTGCATCCTTATGAAAACCACTATGAAATTGGACGTCATCGCCCTGATTGACGGTATATACACCGAATTTTCAGACAATTATTTTATCAAGCTCGGGGATGATGCGAATTTTTTCCCTCATGATATTCAGAAGGGCCATATTTTGAACGCAATTAAACACTCGTTTGATGAATTTTTTTATGCAGCCCACAACTATATGAAAGGACTAAAGAGGTGTTTCGCTTACTACAATATTGAAGGCGGTAATAAATCTAAAATGGAGACTCTGTTTAATTTCTTTAATTCCACTACAGGGCTGCTTTATGTCCAGCGGTCCGAGATCGGTATCATAAAAACGCTTCTAGATCAGAATTTCAGAAAGCCTAATATGACTGACGTAAGGCGAAATATAAATTTGATAAGCGAGAAATGTAAATCTGTGAATTACCCTTCTTTAGAGGAATCTTTGGCCCGAGCTTATAACAGTAAAAGTTTGAGTGATATGAATAAAAATTTAGACGATTCTAGCAACGAATTGCTCAAAATTATAAATTCGCATTGTTTGGGATTTTTGAAGAAAAATAAATCTGTTTTATTATATTAAAGTATGAATTTCGAATCTGAGGGCCAACCTTTCTGCATAATTAAAAACTCTAGGACGAAAAAAACCCCGATCATTTCAGTCGATGACAGCAAAAACGCAAAGGCTATTTTTAATGATTTAAAGATAACGGGAAACGAGAAATTTCAACAGATTCCTAACACTAAAACAGAAAGACAGATTTTGTATATCACTGGAGCCTCAGGGTCTGGTAAATCGTATTATTGTAAGGAATATTGTGACGAATTCCGCAGGTTGTTCCCAAAGCGTCCGATCTATTTATTTTCGTCAATCAGCGATGACTCAAGCATTGACAAAATCAAAGGATTAAAACGGATCGCACTGACTAAGGAGCTGCTAGAAGACGATTTAAAGGCCGAAGATTTTAAAGACTCAATGGTTATTTTTGATGACGTAGACTGCATCACCGACAAACCCATGAAGTTGAAAGTTGCGTCAATCCTTAATAGTGTCCTCGAAACTGGTCGCCATTTTAATGTTTACTGTATTTATACCTCACACCTTGCTTGTGCTGGGAACGAAACCAAACGCATCTTAAACGAGGCTCATAGCATTACGTTTTTCCCCAAAAATTCGGGCGGTCGTATGTTAAAGTATTTATTGGATTCTTACCTTGGGCTAGATAAGGATCAAATAAAGAGAATAAAAAAATTAGAGGGTCGTTGGTGTACAGTCATCAAGTCGTTTCCTATGGTTGTACTCAGTGAACAGGAGGTGTATACGCTGAACTCAGCTGACAAATAAAATATTATTTATTAATATTAAAATGCCTCGTGGAAAAAAAAATATAATACCAACCGAAGACAGAAGTTACGATTTAGCAACATTTGGCCAAACTGAGTTTAATATTCCTGATCAGATGGTTGACAAGACAAAAAGAGGTTATA